GTCCATGACTGACTATAAAATAACCAGTTAAATTTTCCAATATCCTTTTGGGAATATTACCTAACAAATATATACGATGCATATCTGCAGAGTTGGTCCATATGTACAAAATGTGTCATTTAAATCTATGCTCCGCGGATCATCGAGTTATTTGAAACAGGTGGAACATATAAAGCGATTGCCTTATTTGGCACAACACATAATGGACAAGTATTAACAAGTTCAGATAAGTGCTGTTCTAAATATGACAATAATTCGTCTTTAATTTCTATCATTAATTTAGAAATTTCAATCTCCTTGACAGATTCGGGGGATAATTCAAGAGCTTTTTCAAGTTCACGAATGATCTTGCCATAATTTAAAATTCTTAAACCACTTATGTGATCTAATAATTTTGAATAACTGACTGAATCTGATGCTATTTCACATACCAATGCATTAATTTGCCTATCAATAAGATTTTCATTGATATTCAAGTGAGGCAGTGATATATGGAGTAGATCTTGAAATTCATCGAAGTCGATTAAATCGAATGCGATTAGTTTCTCAAGGCGATTGTGGTCTATCTCACTTAAAGAGAGTGAACTCTCATTAAGTTCGATCAAACCTTTAAACTTCTTAACATCCTTATCCAACTTATCCAACATAATACGGTATAGAATTTTCTTAACTGAAAACTCTATGATGTGTCATGGTAAAGATCCTTTAAGATTTAGCCTCCCATATGTTTCAACAATATGGTGTACTCTATCGAAAAGAGAATCTTTTTTAACAGATAAGTCAATCAAAAAATCTTGATTTCTCAGCCAATAGTTCTTAACAAATCTCTTAGGAGATTTACTAATAGCAATTGAAAGATCCATCAGATTTTTGAGGATGTCAACCTGTGAAGATTCAATACTTCCAGATCGATCAATTACCTGCTTTGTAAGTTCAATCATACATGAAAAATCATGTAATGAATGCTTCCAAAGACGATAACTGATTGGTGAAATTTCACCATTGGATGTGAATATTCTTTTAGCAAAACTGAAGCCAGATTTTCCGACTAAAGTTTTGTTAGAAGATATATCAACTCCAATCGATCTGATAAGTCTTGAATATTCAAACGCAAGTATATCGTCTCAAATTACTATATCATCACCCAATAGTTTATAAGATGCTGTATTAAAATCAATTTTGAGATTAATACAAGATCAATAAATTATCATATGATGGCACAGTGTGGTTAAAGCTCAAGAAGCTTTTGTTCCCATCGGATTACCTACTCTATATGATAGAAAATCAGATAGATCAGGTGTTCAAAAAGGAGAACCACAAAGGATATAGGATACATTATTACTATATTTAGCGCCAAACATTGTAGAGAGTAAGTTTGAAATAATTTCAAACGGAAATCTATCAGTGAAAGCTGTTAAATCATAGGAATAGTATGTTCTTGAACCATGAAAGGAAAGTTCTTTACAACCGTCCGACTGATCGAAAGTTTGATCAGTAGGAAGGGTGTGAAGGATTTTGAAAAAAGTGGTAGCAAGTGGCTCTAGAGCAGCTTGTGACCAATAATCACAAAGACCGATAATTCTGGTCTTTCCTTCATATTCAGCAAAAGATACTAATTTCCTGATAAATTGAGATAAAAAACCATAAAAAGGGTCCTTTATATCAAATATATCGGATGGGTTAATAAAGTTTTTAAAAGATTTAAATCTTCTAATTAATTTATCAACACATTTTTGGAAACCAGGTAAAACTTCTGCTATAGTCCGGAAATTCTGAGACAAGAAGTTCATTCTAAACTCTAAGTCTTTTCCTCCAACTTTGAAGATACATTCTCTGAGATCACTAGGAATAGAAGCAAGTTCCACTAATAGCGATTCCATAGAATTGTCTCCAAGGGGGGAAGATTTGACTGAAAAATGATAGTTTTCAAAATTTGGTGCAACAAACTTATCTATTTTTAGTTTGTTTTTTAAAAAAGAAACAAAATCAAAATAAATATGTGTTGGGATACCAATTTCACCTTTCATAGGACTATAAATAGTACTATAATCGGGTGATTTTTTGAAAATAGCAGTTCTACCTATAGTCAAGAAAGATAATACAAAGCTTCTAAAGCCTGTCTTATTTGTCTTAACACTATGGATAGCAGATTTTAATAATCGAGGAATTCCGGAATAATTTAAGCGAATTAACTTGTATGTCTTCTTTTCAGAAGAATCTACAAAATAATTTTCTAAAGCTATTCGGACTTCTTTTATTACTAAAATCAGAAATTTCTTACCTTTATGTTTTTCATAATGACGTAAAGTATATATGAAAGGCATTAGTGAGCTAATCTCTTCGCTGCTAATATTATTAACCATCCCAATTCATTTGAGAAAATGAATTACCAATTTAAGATCAATGACCTTTCGGTTATTAGGTCTCTCAACAGAATTTTTTAATTTCTTTTGAGATACCCGTTTAAATTTGGATTTAGGGTTCGTGCATTTGGATTGTAATCTATTATTAATGACAGAAATGTTAGAAATGATAAACTAGTCCAACGGTATCGAAGACGGTTCTGATGACTACGTGAAGTAAATAACATGTAGTTCTCAAACCCGGTTTACTCGATGTAGAATAGAAAAGTGTACTATTAAGCTTTATCATCGGAAGATGAAGGTTTATTGTTTATAGATTTTTCAATCTTAACATTAACACTCTTCAGCTTAGAACCAGAAGAAACAATTTGGTTCACCACTGATTTAGTACTACCAAAAATAGTAGAGTTAATTTTGTTTTGTGAAAGTAAAGCTATACAAGAATTAACTTGTTTCTTTACTTTCTTTAATTCTAACAAAATTAAATCTTTATTCTTAATATTCAAGATGTGATTCTTATCTTGAGCCTTTTTGACTACAAAAGCCTTTTCTGTCTGGCTAATGACAATTTTATTGTTTTTAAACATACAGATAAAGTAGCGAGTGAGTTTTTAGATAATTGAGTAGGTGGTAACAAATATAAGGTGGTTAAACATATGTTTCGTTTAACGGATCCTAAGATTGTGACCTATCCAACTCTCTTGAACTCCCGAGCAATCGGAGTATATACTTGTGATACGACCAGAGTTAGTCTGGTGACCTCCAATGAGGTCTG